CGGGTGCCCCGAAAAATGCCGTCCTGGCCAGTCCTTGAGCAAAACCTCTTGTAGCAAGCATAGCCTGTGTCAATCCTTCTACAGCAGGTGTAGCGGTTGATTCACCACTACCTTCAAAGACTGCATCATTATCTTGAAAAGCATTAACAACTCTGTTTTGTGTATCGCTAAAATATGGTAGCGTGTATATAAATTTAGTTGGTTCGGTTATGTATAAACCCTCGTAGGGTGTTAATACTGTGCTGTTTAAACTTGATGTAGCATTTTGACCTGGCCCGGATATAGATTTAATAGATTGAGAGATAAAATTTGTAAAAGTTCCTGCAGCTGCAGCTATTGTACTGTTCGGGGTAAGTGCACCAACACCAGCAGATGTTAGAGCTGTTACTAATTTGGTAAATAAGCTACCGTCAGGAATTGCTGTGTTAACCGTTTTATTACCTAGTATTGCACCACCAACACCTTTCAACGCTGTTTGCATCTCTGGTGATAGACCTTCAAAAGCTTTGCCTGCTTGTTTAGTAGAGTCTTTTATTGCTGCAATATTGTATAGTGCTTGGGCAACAAGAGAGTTCGTCATTAATTTTCTCTCTATTAGCTGTATGGATGGCGTGTCCATGCGACTAGTTTGAGGTGATGTCGTCCATTGAAAGTTGTTAATTACATTGATTTGATGAAAGCCTAGGCTATTTTTAGCGATTTCACCTGCACTTGGACCGGTGACTGCTCCCGGGGGCAAAAGCGTGGGGGAGCCATCTTTTGCAAAATTTAGTGGCGCAAATTTGTATAGATCTCCTCCGCCGTCTGTCATACAGTAAATCCTGGGGTAGTGGGTCTTAATTGAGTATTATTCACGCTATTTTGAAATCTAAATGATCCCCTGTAAGTATTTATGGCACCATCATTAACAGTGGTGGTACTAGATGGTTTGCTTTGAATAGATCCACCTTCATTTACTGTTAAACTGCCTAAAGAACCCACACTTTTAAGTATTTCACCAAGGGATGTATTGATACTATATAAAACAGCTACCATGTTAGAGTTGACAGTTAAAATGTTTTTCATAATGTTTTCTGTAGGGTCTGTAGTTGCCGGTTTGTTTGCAGATTGAGGCATTGCTATAGCAGGGGACTCTACAGGTTCAGGTGATTGTTGCAATTTTGTAGCTGTAGGTTCAGTCTGTAGTACTGGCTCTGTTTTTTGATCTGCAGCAGCAGATTCACTGGATTGTGCGGGTGTTTGCTTGGCCTCTACAGTATCAGATGCTTGTTTACTTATTAATGAAGGATTGTTTAAAATGTCACTGTTTTCAGCTTTTATAGGTGTAATATTTTTATCAGGCTCAATGGTGGTTGAAACTGATGCTGTCTCTTTAGCAGATGTTGAATATTCTGGTGCTGTCTGATTGCCATTATTAGCTTCTTTGGCTTTTCGACTCATCATTTCTGTGTATAAGTCTCTTTCTAATCGATCTAATTGCTTAGCTTCATTCTCATCTTTCGATGGTTTATCAAAATTAAAAATACTAGAATATTCTTTGCGTAGCTCTTGCTTTTGTTCCATTGTGAGACTTGACTGCTCTCTCTCACTCTCAACTGCATTGGTACTTTTCACTGAAGGCTCTGTATATAATGGTTGCAAGCTATCAACCTGTGCAATTGATGAAGACATTGAGTTATTTGTAGATTCAACTTTTTTTCGCTCACTCATCTTAGTATACAAATCTTTTTTAAATCGCTCTAGTTGTTCAGCTTCATCATTGTTTTTAGGTGGTTTATCAAAGTCAAGCATCGGATATTCTTCACGCAATTCACGTTCTTGTTCTATAGTAATATTTTGTATTATAGGTTGATTGTCGTCTTTCTTTTGAGGGGGTGGTGCTTCAGTTGAGGTAGGTAGCTTTCCAGGTGCAGACTCTTGCTTATCATTATTTGTTGTAGGCACTGAGATTTCTGTGGGTTTTAACAATGGTAAGATAGCTTCTGAATTGCTTTGTTCGAAGCTAGATTGTGCAGTACTTTGCTCCACTTTTATAGGTATAGTTGAAGGTTCTACAAATTCATTACTTGTTTGCTGCAGATCTGTGTTTGGCTTATTAGAGCTATTTTTTGTTAATTCCTTTACAGCCTCTGCCACAGCTTCTATTTTTTTACTGGTAGCTGTCTCTACCGAGGGTTCTTCTCTCAAAGGTTGAATACCATTGACTCGCAATGTAGGTCTTGGCGCTCTAATACTAGATGTGGTATTATTATTTCTAGAGCCAGATGCTCTTGTGTTTACATTTAAATCATTCAACTCTTTTTGAGCTCTCTCCCCAGCTAGTTTTTTCTTTTCTGCTTCAAGAGACGTCCCCATGTGACGTAGATAGTCAATAGCCTCTTTAGTATATGACTGTAAGGTGCTAGAGTCTAAATTAGCATCCATTGCATATAACCGCTGTGCTTCTATATCTTCTGGGGTAAGGGCCATAATTTATTTATAAGTTTATTGTTTTTTTAGATTCTTTAGATCCTTCAAGCTCTGCTGCTAACATTCCGATATACACATCACATTCTATTGGTGTTAGAGAATTAACATCTGCTAGGGACATATTAAATTTTGACAACAAATTAAACTTCTTTTTAAACATGCTACGGGCAAATGGTTTGTATATCATAACTACAAAGTTATAGAGTGTGTTATCAAATAATTTTAAGCTAATAGAATTAAAATTCTGCAGATTAGAATTAGACTTCAAGAGAAAGGTGTTAGCATACTTGCTATCATACTTGTTAATGAGCTGTTGTATATCCGCCTTTAATTTATCTTGAACGCTTGCTAGCAAGGTTCGTTTTTCTCTTTCTGTCAATAACTCCAAATAAAATATTTCTTCATCTACTTTTATAGAAAAAATATTCTCTAGTACAGTATCACCTGTATAAAGCTTTCTCGATGGAGTCATTACCAGTGAAATTCTACCTTCAATCAAGGGGTCTATGGCTTCAAATTCTATTTCTGACAATTCAGTTAAAATATTGAATAAGTTAAATTCTATATTGCAATCAACATTGCTTTTATCTTTTACCATAAAATACAAAGAAGGTGAAATGGATGAGGCTCTTAAAAACGTTAAAATGAACCATTTGTCAAATTTGGTTAAATCGGAGAAAAGTTCTTTATTTTCCAGATTTTCTTGAATTATATCTTCAAAGCAATTTGCAATGTTCTCATCATCATTATTAGCAATATATTTTGCAAGTATGTCAAACTGAGACATTCTTAACTCTGATACTTTAGCATAGTTTTTTTTGCTAGGTACCCAGCAATTCAAATAAAAGGGTTGCATAAAGATTAAAAGAATGCAGCTGCATTCGTAGGAAAATTTTGAGAATTTTGCAGAGGTGAAACTGTGGGTGTGTAATTGCCATTTACAATGTTTTGTACACCAGTTATAATATCTGCTAGTGGCAAGTACATGCTATTCTGGACAGTGTAATTTGTGTATGTGAAATTGACTGTATTAACAGGGGCAGAGGTAGGCTCATCAAATGTCCATGACTGTTGCAATATTTCATAAGGGGCACAATTGTAAAAGGTGAACACCTTTCTAGGAATTTGACTTACATTTTGGTAGCTTCTTGTATAATTCATTAAATGTATGGTGCATGTTACTTTATCTGCTGGATTTGGCCGGGTTACTAATCCCAAATGTGACACTGCCATGATCCAAGGACGGAAAACAAAATCTAAAATACTGGTGTTTGTTTCTAGTAGGTTGAGTGAAAGTGGAGATGTATCATAACTACTTCTGCTCTTAGCGACAATGCCTGGTATGAATCCTCGATTGTTGCCACTATTTCCAATTTCTGCATTTTCAATTGAATAGCGCTCTCCTGGCACCAATGCACTTTGAGCAAATAAACAACCAATAACTTTTTGAAAAGGAAAGCTAGTTAATAAAGTTTTTGCAATGCTAATATCATATCCTTTCTTACCAGCGTCAGTCCGCTCTAGACTTTGCAAGAAATTTGTATTAAGAACTGCAGGAAATGTCTCAATAACAGCTATCCATTGCGATTGAAGAGGTATGGTTGTTAGCCAGCTTTGAAGTTGTAGTAAGAAGTAATCCCGTGTACTGATTAAAGGTACACCTGGAATATTGAAACCAAATAGACTTGTAGCTTGAGGCTGGGAAAGCGGATTTGTACCGTTAACTATGTTAGTAGAAAAGTTGCCTTGAAGCCCTTGTAGAGCACTACTAAACGCATCACTTAAGCCAGCTGCCATACTATATTTATGACAGATTTATTTTTTTGTGAATCAGCTTATGCTGTTTTACGAGTAAAATAATGATATGCCAATGTAACAGGGATTTGAACAATATTACCATTGCCATTGGCAAAATCGTAGTTTATTGCACCAACACTACGAATGCTAACACCTACAAGCTGATATTGAGCAACTTTATTCATCTGTGTATCCAATTGAATCAAATCAATTGTACTAGATTGTGTAGGTGTAAAATAATTACCAGTGCTATTGGCATCATTGAATGTATCTCTTGTCCAATCTTCAAATTTCTGTCTGAGATTGTTCTTAGCATCATTATAGAATGTTAAAGAGTAATTGTTGCTATTTGGGTATGAAGCAACACCAGGCAGATTAAAATTTAACCCCATGTACTTGGCATCTACATTAGTAATGGCCCTTTCGGGTAGTGAAGCTGCACGTGCATACACTAGGTCATTTTCATCAAATGTTACTGTTGTACCACCAGGTGAAATACTCAATACGCGAAATTGTATATCGCGCTGGAAGTCACGAGATGAAGCTACTCTGTAGAAGTCTGTGATGAGTTGTTTTACGTCAGCCATATAACTTATTTATCCTTTACGCTAAGAGCTCCTGAAAGTTCTGACTTGTTCTTGTGGCGTAGAAGCTCACGAGAATGAACTCAGCAGTTCTGACCGGTTTGAGATAGATATCAATCTTCATCTCATTCTGATCAATAACATCGGGTGTATTATTTCGCTCATCGCATATGATAAGATAATCATAAACACCGTCTGTATTCTTTGCGGCATCAAAGATGGGTGTTAATGTGTTAACCACTTGTGTTCTTGTGAACAAGGAGTTTGGCTCGAATACGAAGAACTTAACTGTGTTTCGTGTGGCCACTTCAAGATTCAAGAACAATCTACGAACATTAATTCTATCAAAAGCACTTGGTTTCTTGAGCAATGTCTTCTGACCAAAGATTACAAATCCTTCAGCCGGGAAGAATGCTACAGGGTTCAAGCTGTTCTTGTACAATTGATCTCTTTGTTTTTGTTTTGGATAAACACCTAGATCATTCACACCAACTAAAACACCTCTTGTGAAGCCTGCTGGTGCAAACCAAGGTTGGAAGTTAACATCTGTATTGCCCATGGCTGCTGCAGCAAATCCAGAGAACGGTACCCATACCTGTTGATTTGTCACTGTGTCTAACACTTGAGCAACATTTGCGTATGTGCAAGCATAGCTAGTGTCAACAAGTGAGAACTGATGTCTCAATGGCCAGTAAATGTGTTGACCAAAGTTGGTTGCAACAAAATCTGAAGCACGTGGATCTGGATTATTACCTGCATTAGGAGACCACAGCTTTTTAGTGTTGATTATCTTGCTATTATCACCCTGCACAAATGTATTGCGAAGGGCATCAAGAATTACCAAGAAGTCTTTACGCTGATTTTGTGCTTGATTGGTGAATATGCTCGCCACTGCATTGTAATTTGAGCGAATTCTCAAGCCGCTATTATCCAATGTCTCGCTATTTGTAGTATACAGTGCACTCAATGTATTCAAAGGTGTACTGTCTATAAATGGACCACATGCAGAAACTGGCGTGCTACTAGCAACAGCAGCTTCTGCTACATTAACAAATATGGTTCCTAGTCCTGCTTCACACGCAAGTGTAATTGGATACAAATCAGGATTTTCTACTAGCTCAAAAGCCCTCTCGAGCTTTTCAGGTAGATTGCCAATATCCTTGGTAGTTGTAACAGTATTGGAGTAAATGCCCAGTGGGAATAGCGCATTTGTTGAACCAATTGAAGCTAGCAACCCTTGAACAGTTGCAGATGTAGCACCAACACGTGTTACATAACTTGCATTTGTATCGACGAAACCTGGAACGCTAAATGGTGTTGCTAGAGCTGGTGATAACATTCTCACCTTCTTCTTTGGTGCGCCATCAATATCAAGCCATGTGTTCTTGTAGCGGTTGTTAATGTTAGGATTAACAAGCACAGATACATTTACAGAGCTATCATCTCGACTGCCAAGATAGAAGCTAACTGCAGGGCCACCATTTTGATCTGCTATTTGTCTGTGATAATCCAGAGAACCGAAATAGCTCTCACTAAGAACGTAATCCAAGGCAATAACATCAGGTGAAAATACACTCTGTCTCAGTTTAAAGAGACCAAGTTGAAGCGTATCATCAAATGCTCTAGGACTCAAATCATAATTGCTCACATTCTCCATCACTTCACTAATACTGCTACCATCACCAAACTTTGTTGCAGTCAGAGCAAAGTTCAAACGAGTTGTTGGAACATCTATGTATGATACAATGGAAGTTGCATTGCTTCCCAAACTTTGAACACTCTTGATACCATCAAAAGGTGTTGCAGGGTTATTGTTGTTGTTATCCGTCAGGCCAACATAATAGCCTTCAAAACGATTATTAACTGTTGTCTGTGATTTGTTGAGAATAATAACAGCAGCACTCCCTAAGGCTGAATAGGTGAATGCGCCACCAAACCCACCACTACCAATTTGCTGATCAGCCCAATCAATATTGCCGTTGATCAATGCTTGATACTGTTCAAGACTCAATTCGAGATGTGTGGGTGTGCCAAGAAAATATGCGCTAGCATTTGAATAAAGTGTTGATTGTGTATCTGAATTGGTATCGATACCAATGGCAGGGTATACCAGTGCACTATACTTCCAAGATGCGAAACCATCGCCTTTTGCAACACCGTAAGGTAGTCGAGTTACAAGCAATTGTACTGGTGCTTGTAAAGCAGCTTTTACTGTGTGATAAAAATATCTTTCAGCAGCATTTGTCGGGCTGCCATATACTTGTGTAAATTCACTGATGCTTGTTGGCTGTAGCACCTCATCAATAGGTCCTTGACTGGCAAACCCCGTGACAAAAACACTTGTCCCTTGGTTCACGACAGGTCTTAGCGATAAATCTACCTCTCTCGTTTCTACCCCTGGGCTTTGAATGGTTCTTGCCATATTATTTCACACTCCTTGCAGAAAAAGAATAACTCATATCAGATTTATTTATTGTTTCTGAAGTAACTTTTTCAACTTTTTTCCTATTTATAACAGAGTCATATTTAACTGGTGATATGCAAATTCAAAACCACAATCCATTTCATCAGGTACTCTATCATTATATGTGACACCATCCAGACTAACAGGAAACGTGCGAATGTAATCAAATCTTACTGTTTCTTTGTTGTATTCATCTAACCCGTAAATCGATATGTTTGTCATGTATTCATTGAGATTGGATGGAATGTCTGTGCTTGGACCAGCAAAATTCGGATCATAGATGCCTGTGAATGTATTGTTGAATATCTCTAACCATTTGAATAGAACCCAGTAGTTATTGAACTGATTATCCACAGTAAAGTCTACTTTGAGATGAGGAAACTCTGGACGGGCATAAGATGTTACTTTCAATGTTTGACCAGAATATGGCACAGATACCGGTGGAATTGTTATGGGCGGTGCAATTGCACCGAATACACTGAATTGAAGAGTATCAAAATTTATAGAATTGTTTCTTCTGACAACATCAACAACTTTGTCCCGTAAGACAGTTGGTATTGTCAGAACAAGTAAAAATTTATCTTTTCTTTGTTTGTTAAAAGGGCTTTGAAAGACCGGCTTTTGATTTACTGCTGTTGGGATGCCAGAATTAGCCATATGTTATTTATGAGGTCTGTCTTGTGGAAAGAACCATCCTTGGCTCTTTAAATCTTCAAGCTCTGGATCTTCCACTTCATCTGGATTAAGCAAAGAAGGAAGAGGGGTGTGAAAGTTGTTATCTTTTTCATTTGTGTACAATCCCAGTGGGCTGATTACACCCCGTACACCGTAGTCTAGAGTTTTAATAAGTTGTGGACGGTTGTAGTCATCCAACTTCACAACATCAAAATATTGAGAACATAATTCATTCTCTAAAATAATCAACGCCCACACCAATGCCATGATCCTATCATCATAGCTATCTGAACCTGGACGGGCACCCCACGTATTATTAGGATACCGTATAAAATTTTTCAATTCTTTCAGAGTGTTGATATCATGAAATTTTATAACTCTCAATTCATTTACCCAGTAGCGCATATTCATGACACCGCGATATTTGGTATTTGTATGTGATAATATGCCAACTCTCTTTTTCTCAGCCATGTCACCTGCTTTGGCACCCCACGACACTACATTTTCATAACCATGGGTAAATTTTAACTGTTCAACAACTTGTGCACCGCAACTGTTTCTTTCAATGCAGACTGTGGGTCTTCCCCATTGAGTTAAAATGTCCAACAGTTTAGCGGTAAATTGATAAGGTATGGTGTCTCTTGTATGGTAACAGGCAACTTGTTCTATTGATGTGAGATCTGTCACATCCAACACTTGTATCACACTTCATTCACACCCTCACTGACGTCAACCCCTACAGTGTAGATACGGCCTTCTTTAGGCTCTTCCCAAACCAGATACTTGCTTTCGTCAAAAATATATTCTGGCTCGCGAGTCTCTTTGTACAGGTATTGATACAAGTCTTCATTAATAGTACTCTCACCGCTATGCAGGAATTCGTTTCCAAATTCTTGAGAAAATATTTCTTCACTGCCCAATGTTTTGATTGTGTCGTTTTTCCACTTCTCATCTCTGCCAGGAATTTCCCACCAGTCAATTCTTTCTGCTTTCCAATTATTCTCACCATCCATGGCACCTTGATACAGACGGTAAAATAAATTTTCTGTTCCGTTGGGGGTACTAGCAATAAAGATTTTACTCTTCTTGGAGCTACTAATAATAGGGTAGACTGATTCCCAAAACTTTTCAACAATATGATTATCAATAAATGCAAGCTCATCAAGAATTAGACAGTTGCAAGAATCGCCTCTGCCAGCATCACTGCTCGTGGTGCTTATGCCTATGCTACTGCCATTTGTTAGCGTCATGCTTGTTTGTCCATACTCTACTACACCGGGTTTCAAATAATTTGGTAGCATTTCGTACGCCATGCGTACGCGTTTAAAAATATTTTTTGCAGTTTGCTCTTTATTAGCCACAATTAAGATTCTTTGATCATCATTGAAGCAGGCATTCCACAAACAATAAATGGTCATTTGTGTGGTCTTGCCACTCTGTCTTGAGGAAAGTAAAATGACAAATCTATTATCTCTCAAATCTCTCAACACTCTCTTTTGACAAGAATATAATTTGATTTTTTCTTTGCCGCGATCCAGGTTAACAATGAAGAAATGATTCTCTGCAAAATGTAATAAGTTTTTTTTACACTTTTTTATTTCATTTACCATCTCAGGTGTGTACTCATGCAAAGTGTCACTTGTGGGCAATCGCTCATTGCCTAGGTAATATTTTTCTTTTTCTGGCATTTTATTATTTACAAGATAATAAATAGATATATGACAAGAGTTACCACAATAAAAGATATTGGCCTAGTTTACGAACAAATGAAGAAAGATCAAGCCCCTGTAGCTGAAGTTAAACCTACGGAAGTCGTTGAAGAGAAAGCAGTTAAGAAGCTCGAGTCATTTCCCAAGGCAACAGACAAAAAGATCAATATTGCCAAGACCACTGCAACCGAATCTGATGCAAAAGCATTCTTCCATAAAGACTCTGGCCCTGCTGCAGCAGCCGGCTTCAAGAAAGACATAGTTGATCCTAAAACGGCTAAAAAAGATAATTTCTACCAACCACAAAAATTTTCTACAGCTTGTGAAAAAACAGGGTCTGAGAATATAAATAATCACATGAAGTCAATTTTTGATAAACTCTATGAAGATGTAATGGGTGGTGACACCCTCGACGTGGGAGTGCAAGCAGGACCTGAAGGTGCTGATGCTGATGCAACAGACCTGGGTCTTGACAGTGGTGATGAAACCACAGTAACTCTTAAGCTGGACAAGGACTTGGCTCAAAAGCTACATGATGCTCTGATGGCAGTTCTTGGTGGTGAAGGCGAAGGCGAGAGCGAAGGCGAGAGTGAAGGTCATGAAGCTGCTGAAGGTGAAACTGAAGAGAGTGAAGAAGAGGGTGAAGAGGAAGAGGAAACAGTAGCTGCTGAGACAGTAGAAGCTGAAGAAATCGGCCATGCTCTTGTAGGTAGTGGTGTCAAGGGTGGCGCACCAACATCACCTAAAGGTCAATCCAATGTTGTTAAAGGTTCTGTTACAGGTACTGCCAAACACGGCACACCCGGTCAAAGCAAAGTAACTGATAAAGTTGGCAATGACGGTGAAAAAGGCCATGCTCTTGTAGGTGGTGGCATCAAAGGTGGTGCAGCAACATCCCCTAAAGGTCGCGCCAATGTTGTACCCGGTGTTATCAAGGGTGGCGGCAAAGGTGATCAGAGCCTGTTCCAATAATAATTAAAAAAACAGATTCAAAAGAAAGCCGCCATATGGCGGCTTTTTTTTTATAAATAACATGTGAAGATGTTTGCCAATATATTCTTTAATCTATTAGAAGAAGAGGTGGATCAACTCAAAGAAGAATTTGCCTACCAAGGATATATAAATGCTTTTGGCGGCTCGAAAAAGCCTTACCGCAAAACAACAATTCCTAAGGATCCAAAATTTACTAGCGCGAGACACAGAGCTGCCATTCCAAAAGATCCACGGTTTAGAAAGCATGCACAATTGGTTCCCACATCTCACAGGCCAGACACAACAAAAATACAAAAGGTAGAATTGGCCAAAGCTGGTTCTAGACAAGTGTTATCTCAAGATGAAATAACAGATGTATGTAAGAAATATAACATCAATAATCTTCATGTTAATGCACCAAAGAAGCTGGGTAATACTGGTGTCATGATGAAGTTTGACCCGCAGATAAGAGGGTATATTTTACACAGATGAGCGTGGACAAATATACTGGTGTCAATTGTATTCGGACGTACCCGCTTCAATACACGACCAGTACATTAAGATTCACAGACAAAGAAAACAATTGGTGTGAAAGGGAATTGTATAGCAATTATTGGCGTGAGCAGTTAGCTTTATACGGTCAAGCAGTATCATATCAGAGAAATTTATACAACGTTTTATCTGCAGACAACATTTATGGTGAGCAGCCTCTGCAGGCATTTGAGAATCCCAAGCAACTCATAATGGCCGTTAATTTAACTGAGAATGCTTTAATTCTGAGTAAATTTGGCTATCAAAGTGATGATCAGATAACAGCATATGTGCACATCAGTTCTTTTTATGCTGTGTACCCACCAGATGCTGAACCAAAGGCAGGGGACATATTCAAATTAACTGAATATGGTAGTGACAGACCAGGTGAAAGAGATGGAAAACTATTTGAAGTCACTGAGCGTGTGGACCAGGACAACAGTCAAATCAATCCATTGATGGGTCATTATGTTTGGATGTTGAAGGCCAAGAGATTTGATTATTCATTTGAGCCTAATGTCACACCAGAAAAAGGTAGCAACCAAGTGCATGATGATACTGGATATGGCACGCTTAGCGCAGCAATTCTCTCTGCAGGCTCTTATACAAATAGAAATAATTACCCTGGAGATGCTGACTCACAAAGTACCAATACAGTCTTCAACATGGCACAGAATAATACCCTAGAGTATGGTGGGTACTATTAATTGAATGTGATAGTATCTTCTGCTTCTGCTTCTTCTGTGTCTTTAGCATCAACCGACTCAAGATTATTTGGCGGGGGAATAATTGGAATAGAAGTGAATCCTTCCTCTCTATTGATATCCAAAACCATAGTTTCAAGACGCTGCTCAATATACTTTTGAAATGCTAATGGTTTGACCCAAAAATCATCACTTGTTAAATCTTGCTTCAAGTCAACAGCTTTCCTCTCAATCAAATCTAGAGCTTCAATTAAACAGAGCCACCGGGCATATTCAACCTTTTGCATTGTGTGTTGTTTGTTACTAGCCTCAATTGTGATTTGTTCGTTATTCATAAAGTAATACTAGAGGAATAATTTACAACAAGCAAGATTATTTTTTAGATTTCGCAAGAATAAAGCCTACTAGCGCTGCATACAAAACAAACGGCTCTATCTGTAGGTTTTGTTTTTCGAGAATTTTAAATACATTAGTTACAATTTCAAATGCTTCTTTAGTAGCAATAGAGGCCTCTTGAGCATTTGTCTGTGATTCTCTTACTTGCAGCTTGATTGCACCTTCAAGTGCATTGAAAAGACTCTGAATGAAATGTGTTTTAGATAGGGAATCTGGCAAAGAACTTGTGTAAGCATTTTTAAAAACTTTGTAAGCTACTTGACCTTTGCTAAAAAAATGCTGCTCAAACTGTCTATACAGATCAGTAATGTTTAGCTGAGTGTCAAATGCTGACACAGGCATAATCTGACTTGATCTAATGTAATTAATTTCCATTAGGAATTCTTAATTCATTTAACATACTAGTATCGACAGGTGTTGTTACTAATGCTGTGCGCGGCTCAACATAAACACTGATTGTCTTGTCACAACCAGGACAAGTGTATTCATTGCGATCATTTAAATTAATTGGCACAAACGCTTCGACTCTTCTGTCACAAGGGCATGCAACATCCATACCCTGCATGGCGAGTGCTTTTTCTCTTTCTACTAAGAGTCTTTGCTCTTCAAGAAGAGCTTTCCTCTGCATGCGATCACTATAAAAATAAAACCCAACAAATTGCAATGTGATGAAAAAGCTAAATAAGCTCAAGAAAGTGATGCCAATATAAGTCAAAGGCCAGGCGGCTGCAGCTGCAACCACAATTGTAAGAAGTAGACTACGCAATAATTTAACTAACATTATAATATTATAACAGTGACGTGTTATTTTTCAACTAAATTATTGAGCTCTTCTGTACAGTTAAAGATTTGATTCTGAATACTGTCAAGCTTCTCATTTAGCGCTCTGATGGCCTCAATCTTTTGCTTGCTCTCCTTAATGACAGGGTTGCCAAGACTCATGGAAAGCAGTCGTCTTAAATTTGAAGCCTGAACAAATATTTCACCTAAGAAATCAACTATATTTTGCAATGGGAAAGGGAAAGTTCTGGCCGCTTCAGGCCCATTTCGAAATCTATTAACAATGTCACTGACAGTAATAACTTCTGGCTGAAGATCACGTTTGGCTATACCAGAAACCCATTTATTGTAAATTTTGGCGGAGTCTTCTCTAATTAGTTTAACGGGTTTTTTCACTTAAATATTTATAAATATCAATGCAGTTTTATAAATATACATATGAGTTTATTTGAACGTAGTTTTGTTAAATTACTTGAAGCCGATCAGCAACCTATAGGCGATGAACAAGTTACAGACCAACAGGCCATGGCTCAATCGCTAGATAAAGGCACAAAACCAGAAGATTTTAACGCTGAAACTTTACCACAAGGCATTGATCAGGCACGTGCCACGCATAATGCCGCACAAAAGAAAATGTTACAAGAATGGATACAACGTATTGCAGAATTCATGGAATATTTAAATGGAACAGGTCCAGAGAGTGTTCAGTCTAAGCTTCACGGTGGTACATGTGAAACCATGTTCGAGAAAATCGCTTCAAGCGAAACAAAACGAATCTCTAGAGTAGCAATGGAGCTTAGCTCCCTGAACGAGTCCCTCAAGGGTTATCTAGTCGGTAGCGAGTAATTAAATTTGCGACAACAACATCTTAGCTTGCAGACCGTCGTACGTATTAGCTAAAATAAATTTCTCTGCTATACTATCCAGCTTGTGTGCAACACAAGCATCGTTTATATCCTTGAATCGTTTCAACTCTTTTGGCCATAAAAATACTTTATATCCTTGCTTGATCAACATGCCTGTTTTCTTTTTACTGGTCTGATCTTTTCTTTGATTGTCTAATACCCAGACAATCTCATGAGATATAAAATGCTTCAACTGTTCTTTTTGTTTGTCAGTGAAAGTGTCACCCTTGCCCTCTGTAATACCTGCAACTGCAATTCCATTTGAAATAAAGCATGCATCTAGCGGTCCTTCAGTTATGAAGATATATTTACTTTTATCTGTAATATTGTTAATACCAAACAGAGTCTTTTCACTGTTACTCTTGGATAGATATTTCGGTGCAGCCCACCCTTTCTTCTCCACTAAAGTTCTCGATTGATAATGTACTATCTTATTATCTGCATCATAAAAAGGTATTACTAATCTGTCTCGGTGAACCCGGTCAGTTAGACTTATCCAAAAATCTTTAGGTCTGTTAACTGCTGTATCTAACCGCCGCTGATGAATCACATCTAACGCTTTTTGTACAAATTTATTATCCTTATAAAACTCAACTTGTGTGCTGTCACTCAGATTAATTGAATCTTGCGGCAAGGTTTCAACAGTAACAGGTTTTTCCAATTCTACATCTACAACTGGCTCAGTTCTAGCACTTCCACTCTCTTTCAATACCTCAGCATAATTCATGCCAGATACTTGCTGTATCCATTTTATTGGTCGTACACTCAAACCACAATTATGACAAAATACTAAATTCTTTTTAGTTACATAATACAAACGTCTTTTTTTACCCCATGATTTGCCTTCTCGACAAGTTGGACAACCACCATTGTATGCTTTTGAAAGTCTATTATACTTTGGATAGCCAGCGTATTGGTAGAATTTAGATACAATATAATCTTCAGCTAATAACACACTATGAGTATACTAGAAATTTATACAAAGTCAATATTATTTTTTATTAGGAAGGTCTTCTATACTAACTAAACCTCTCCTGATAAAAACACCGCTAGCCGGATCAATCCAATGAGCTTCTTTGTGTAGCTTGTTACCAACAACTTTTTCTACGATCTTTGGTTCAATATATTGACCGCTAATCGGGCTAGGTATTCTTACTGGTCTAACAAAGTCCATACATTATTTAGTGGGAACAAGTTCTTTATCTACTATTTTACTTTGCTTCAAACCATGGTGATATTGTTTCCAACATATCTGAAATATAGACGTTGGTAGTATTTTAATGAAAGATATAATTTTATTCTTTAGCCCTCGGTTCATATCATCAAAAGGCACTGACCTAATCAGCATTTTTGGCAAACTTAAGAACCTGTATTCGGTGCTAGTTTTTTCAACCAAAACAAAAAACTCCCCTATGTATTTGCCTGAATTTATAGCGTAAATAGAACCAATTTTAGATTGGTTCTTACTTTTTAATAAACTGGCTAAGCTGTGCAATATCTCTTTCAAGTGAGCTCCTAGCATCGGGTAACGCCACATTGTATGTTTTTATCTTAGCATTACTAAGAACACAATTGCTTCTATTGGCCTTTGTCTTTAGATCAGCTATCTCGATAAATTTCCAATTGTCATTAATTATTCCATGTGCTTTCATTATTTCAACCACTTCCTTGGCAGTCATGGACCCTTCATTCACTGTATTAATCGGGCCTGGGGGCATTTGTCTGTATAAAAATAACATTCTAAAAATAAATTCGTTTAAATCTGTTATACTTGTTAAGCTGTTTGGGCTACTAATTAGTGTATCATATTTGTAGAGTTTGGTTAGATAATTTTTACTATTCAATGTGCCTTCAAAAGGCATTCTAACTCTAAAAGTATAAACGTATAGATTTTTTACTAAAGTTTCATATGCGTGCTTACACTTGCTATAATAGCTGCTCATATCACTGTACAACCCAAAATTGGGTTCATCTTCTTCAGTATACTCTTTATCATAGCCGCTATATATGCAACCACTACTCACATTGAATACGGGTAAGAAATGTGTACTTGCTGCAAGAGCTATATTATTAGGCACTATAACATTCCAAAACCAACAATCAGCTTTATTCTCTTCGCATGCATCTACATTAGGTGAACCAGTATAGCCTGAGCAATTAATAATAACTTCAAATTTATCTTTGTGCTCCAATAATAACTTTTGCAGAATAAAAGGATTTGTATAATCTAACTCTGATCTTCTGTAAGAAATCACTTGTAGATTTTTTTGTCTCAAGAATCTATCAAGCTGAGAACCTACGTAACCTTTTCCTAAGAGTAATACTGTCTTCATTCGTCAGATTGTTTATTAGTATTGAAGAGCAGTCTGTTAATAGATGCACTCAAAGCATCGGCATCCATCTGGCTCTTTGCATGTATGAGATTTACGGGACGGCCTGAGATATCATATCCAAGCACTATGAAGGGACTTAAATACTCAGAAATCAAATTAACGAGATTGTGCAAGTTCTTTGTCTTTTCAATCTTAATATTTGACTGCTGCACGAGGTGTTCCTGCATTACTGTCCGTAACAAATCTTCAATATTCTTTTTATCAACCTTTTGAATCTTGGAGGGATTGCTGTCTTTCATATTATCATCCCCTCCATTATTTGGCTGCTTGTTGGGCTTCTTCACTCTTATATTTAGGACGCTCAACATAATATGGACTATTCTTGGTCTTATTATTGACACCTTTATCCAACAGATACCTGATAATAACTTCGATACTATCTGTTTTAATGCTATAGTTTCTACATATACGAACCCCACCATCATTCAATTCAAACATGATATCATTTAAAAACTCTTTGTTTTGGAAACATGTGATGAATACGCTAGCACCACTAGGATCAACAAGCACTGTCCATCTGCGAGGATCATGTTGACCGTAGCCATTGAAAATCTTAAGGGCAATAAAGCCATTATCTCTCAATCTCTTTAAAAAGTAACCTGGTGTTTTGATGGAATTTTTTGGTTTCATTTTACTAATGATGAGGCTATGTACTTCGTATTGACAAGACCGCTACTTGTTTCAAATACTATTACCCCTAATTTTGGATTAATACTGCAATGTAACTGCTTTACTCTCACACCACTAATTATTCTAATAAGTTCAAAGTTCAAGCACAAAGGTTGCAATTCTACACCACTGTACTCAGCTAGAGGCAAAGAAAAGCTATCAACATTGTGTCTGGCTTTGTCTGTTAAATCTCCAAATATCTTACCACCGCTTGAGTGTATATATAGTTTATTGCTCTCTGTGGCAAATGTACTTCCTCTCAGAAGCTCTAGCAATGTTTTATATTCAATTGTAAATTTTACAGGAAATTCTAATTCCTGTATCTTTTTTACATTAACCTTTGGCACAGTAATGATACCATCTTCCAGGAGATGATATTTGAACTTAACACCAGAACCACTATATGAAATATTGTTTTTATCCACCTCAAGTGCCACGGTGTCATTATCTATACAATCAAAAACCTTTATTAGCTTTTTTACATCAGAAATATTAAGATTGACAGGGTTGTCTAAATCTAATTCTGTGTTGTATGTTGTAGATAATATAACTGATGTATCAGCCGTACATACCACACAACTAATTTCATTATCTGTTAAACTAATGACACAACTGTCATTGATTTTGCCAATGGGCTGTAAAAAACCAGAAACAAATATTTTCTTATCTGGTATCGCTAATTTCACTATCTTATTATAATACAATTAAATCAAATTCAACTCTTTAACTTCTCAATAACCACATTAAGTTTTTCAATAATATTGTCTAGCTTATCATTAATAGTGTTGGGTGTAATAGGTTTGTTGAAATCAAATACTAATTGATTTGGGTCTTCTGTAGGTTCGGGTACAGGTATGGGTGCAGCTGCAGGTAGTGGCTGCACAGCCACCGGTTGAGGTTGGTGATAAACAGGTTGAGGCTGAGGGTGAGGCTGATCGAATAAATTTGAAAATTGCCTTAAATCTGTCTTCTGAGCTAAGACATTATTAGAGCCACCTACAATGCTTTTATCAATCTCCTTTAAACCTGCTATTGTAGTTCCAAGTATTCCAATTAGAGCCTCTTTAGCTCTTGGATCACGAGGATCTAGTGTTTGAATGGAGTCCATTCTTAATCAAGACCGGCTAAAAGGTTTTTTACTGTTTCATCTTCCAGGATATCTTCTCCTGAAGTTACTGGCGCTACCACAGCAGATTCCTTAGCAATCTTACCTTTTACTGGCTCTTCCTGAGTGTCTGAAGCACAGAAGAAGTGCTCATTTAGCATCTGTTTGAGTTCATCGTAACTCTTAACAGTAAATACAGTCTCTAGATCAATAATGCTATTGTAAAGACTGTCAATCTTGGATTTATCTAACCCCTCCACAGCTTTAGGCATAGAGAATTTACTACTTACATATGTCGGGTAATCGCCCTGTTGCTCCACCTTAACCTTGAGACTTGAACCCTTTTCACTCAAATCAAAGATACGGGATCCGAGATCTTCAGCACCTTCACCTTCGATAGCATCCATAATAATCTTATGAAGCTGCTTGCCATACCTCAACACCATTACCTTACCATTATTCTCTGGTGTCACAGGATCATTAACAATATAAGCATTCACTAACCACTTTTCTGAGCGAATAATATTTTTAGCTTTATTCTTCTCTTCATCTGTGCCATTCTTGAGAAGTCGGTAGCGTGTTTCAGCAATAGGATCACGCGCATTAAACGAGGAAGGACTGACAGCAGCAACATATTGCCCTGTGCAAAGACTGGTCCATCCAAATGTATAGTAATGGAAAAAGGTCTTTTCAGGATTCTTTACATTAGGCAGAAGTCTTACAGTATAAGTATTTCCTACTTCTACTTTCAAGATATCCTTGTTTCGAGACTGGGTGTTATTTTTTACGAGAGCACTCTTAATACTCTCAAACATTGAATTTGTAATTACGTTCATATATAGTGATATTAATATATTGATCGAATAAATCAAGCATCTTTTTCTAGATTATGTTCAATTTTTTTGAGTCCAATTTCGGCTACCCTTTTAGCAGTTTTACTATTTAAATATTTGGTACGGAAGACAGGCACATTATCATAGATTTCGCCAAGTGTAAATCTTAATAAATCTGGATCGTGTTGATTTAAATATTTGTCAAAATCATTAAAAGCGAATAAATTGTATATACTAATTTTTCTTTCTTTTAAATGAACTATAAACCCGCTTTGAACAGCTTCCCTGTGCTTTAAGTACTGGTCTAGTTTGATATTTTCATTAAAGCAAAAAGTCTGAATAAATCTCAATCCTTTAGAAATACAATTCAGGTGATAAGCATCATCTGGATCAAGCAACATCTTTTTCTTTAATGCCAAGGTATACACCTTGATTGCCTTTTGAGATGAAAAGAAATCCAAATCAAATCCACTCTCCCCAGGATATATGGTGTAAGGCGCTTCAAAAAATTCAACCACATCCACTGTTCTGTTTCTTGTGAAGAAATTCTTGAGCTTTAAAACCTTAACAAATTGTGGTGAGTCCTCGAAGCCATGCCACTGTTTGCGTAGTCTGTAAGGTAGCCCGCTTTTTGATCGGGAGGTCTTTAGAAATAAATTATAAATTAATTTTTCTGAGATCATTTTCTAGAGTTTATATATTTCATTATGTATTTGCTTTTACATAAAGAAGGATCAAACTCTAAGAATATTCTAACCGCGGAAATATCATTATCAACATCAAGCATGCATTGGAATAAATTCTTCACATTTTTATTTTGCAAATACAGAAGAAGTATATTAGCCAAGTTATATTTTTTACTAAATGCTATACAAACATAGCTACAAAATGTTCTAAAAAGATGATCAGTCTCTTCCCTATTAATATTATTAAAGTTCATTTGGCAGCAAGGTCTTACTGAAATTTATAAACACATCATTAAGAATGCCACCCGAAGAATTGGCATGACCGCCACCTGCTGCTAAATTTTTAGCCAATGTGTTCAAATCGCAACCACATTCCTTTTGCTTTCTAAAGCTAACCTTGCCGCTTTTGAGGTTAACCACAACACCTATATTAGTCTGAATCTTCGATAATAGATACTCGGCAACATCATTTACAGCAAAATCAGCAAACGTACTGCCTATAGTATATTGCTTATCGTCATGCGTAACAACCCCTCTGTAGAACTGAAGGCTTTTGAGAGTCTCTCCCAGTCTCTTGAGATAAAAGGCAATTATGTTCTTTTGAAATTTAGTAAATCCACAAAACCCATTCTGGAATTCATCATAAAATTTTGCAACCCTATCACCCTGATAACTCCAAAACAAATAGTTTAATAGTTTCGATTGCGGTAACTTGTGCTCGTAACTATCATAATCATTAGCTAGCAAGAGTAGTAATTTTTTAGCTTTGTCTAAGTTAGGTTTTAAATAATTGTAAGCTAGTATACAGGTACTAGCCGCTTCCTCTGCTATCACCTGTGCTTTGGTAAATTTAGACTTTTTCTCTATGGTCGAAGCATGGTGATCGATAATAGTGACGTTTGGAAAATCAAACAACATCTCATTGCCTTCTGGACAAATATCACATATGTAAATCCTGTCAAACTTATCAATATTCTTCAAGATAGTATTCTTCCAGTATGTACTAAAATCTGCTGTGGTTAGTGGCTTCACAGGTATTCTTCTTCCCTTGAACCAACACACCACACAGTAAGACGCAGCACCATCGAGGTCAGTATGTGTTATAACGAGCTCTGTAGTGTTCATTATTCTTCTACCAACGAGGTGAGCGATCTGGAGAATTGCACTGCTTCTTCACTTTCGTTTATAGTTTCGTCCTCTGTAATTGTTAATGTATTGTAATCCACCTTGAGTGCAATACTACCAAAATTAGGCCCGAAGCGATTCTTCGACATACCTAAATTAATAATACCCAATTCCTTATCTTCTTCTTTTTGCCAAATAGAAATGATGGCATCGGCCGTTGTAGCTAATCCTATACTTTCAGAAATTGTCTCTAGACCTGGATTATCAATATTAAACCCAGATCTGTTTAACTGTGTTGCAGATACAATAGGACAATTTAATTCATAGCTAATTGCACGTACTTGTTGAGCGCTATATAAAACTCTTTCATAACTATTATTACCAACAGGGCTATGCAGTAGATTCAAATAATCGAGAACTATTAAATCTATTTTAATATTCTTCTGTACTAATTTCTTAACAAAAGCTTTAAGTTGGTGCGGGGTTAATGTTGATGGGGGGAATTCCTTAATAATAATCTTTGGCTTTTTACTTGTTAGAATTTGTGTCATTGATTCTTTAAGAAGTTGACTATCCTGCTTCAAATGTGAAATAGGTATGCTCGTAATAGAAGACGACAAGCGTCTTGCATACATCATTTCGCTCATTTCCAAAGAAACAAGCAAAACATTTTTACCGAGAAGCGCAACATTACTAGCGATATTGCCCAGAAAAATACTCTTACCCACATTTGTTTCACCGGCAAACACATACAAAGATCGCCCGTTCTCAGCTAACCCACCACCCAGCTTATGATCAAGCCATTTCCAACCAGTTCTAATACAAGGTTCCTCTCTGTTGAGCTCTTCAATAAAAACATCAATATCTTTGAATAAATCTAACCCCATCTTTTGTGATAGGTTTACACTTACTGCCTTTTCGATCTTCTGCAATAATTCAGAGGTATTCAGTCTTTTATTATCAAGCTTTTCAGCAGCATCTAGCAGAGTATTAAACACTCCCTTTTCCTTTAAAAAGAGCTCAGTATTTTCTGCAAGTTCTGCTCTTTCGAATTTTTTATCTAAATCTATAAACGATGAAACTACTCGCTTGAAACTTTCCTTCAGTTCATCTGTCGTCAAGTAAGCCTTAATCTCTGTATTACTAGGAACTGTTCCATGCTTGCTGAAGAACTCAATAATAATTTTTATGACGTTCTGTATGTCTTTACTTCTGAAAAATTTTACTTCCAGATGATCTATGATGGCTGATAGATAAGTGGCATCAATCAAGCAATTATAGACTATAACAGTCTCGTAAAAATCTAAATCTAAACTTTTATCTTTTTCTTTTATTTTGTCCATTTTTCAATAAAGGCCTTATTGCTTCTATTCCACTCTGTATCATTTACATTCAAGAGTCCCGGGCTCTGGTGTTCTATAAGAATAGGCCATACTCCCATTTTAATCTTATTCTTATTACAAGTCAAGCTAAAATCTATATCATAATGGTGCCATAAAAACGTTTCATCAAATCTCGCTTTAGATCCTTTTACCCTTCTAGCATCTAGCGCAAGAAATACACCATCCAGAATAGTGACACGGTCTGGTGACGGTCCAAATGCTGTAACAAATATTTCTTTAGAATTTTTTGCAATTGGATGGGCTGCAAATCCGCGTTGACTTGCTTTACCAGACATCCAATGCCAAAGATTTTTTTCAACAATCCTAGGATCTTTGCAACCTGCTACACCGATGACATCAAAATACTTTAATCCTTCTTCAACTTGTAATCTTAAATTGCATAGTTTGAGTGAAACATCATGATGGCAAAATATTAGAATATCATAAATGTTATTATTATTAATAATACTATTGTAATATTCACATAGACCCATGGTTGTGTTGTTGTATTTGATGTGAAAATCTATATCACTATAATGCTTAATACTTTCTTCCAGAAGACAGTCAGAAGACAAGGGGCTGATAGAATATATTCCTATCTTTTTCACAAATAAATTATATGTGTAAGCTATAAATAATCAAGCATTTATGAATAAAGATTCTAAGCTAATTTTTGAAGCATATAAACAGAATATCATTAATGAGGCGCCACCTGCTTATTCAGCAGGAGATCTCAGTTATACCGGTGATGTGGAGAATGCACCCGGTGGTGGATATGGCATTGGCAAGAAAGCTGCAAAAGAAGGCAAAAGTAAAACAGAAATAGCCAATGATCTTATAAAAAAGATTCAAACAGCTTTGTTCAAATCTGAACCTCATACTGTAGATGGTATAGAATATACTTTGTATTACCCAGGAAATGAGATGAAGCTCAAAAATGATTTGGTTAATATTGTACAAAAGGAACTAGGATTGGGTAAGACTGAAGCCACATACACAGCACGTATTATAAAAAATTTATCGAATATAGTTGTAAAGGATGAAGCTACTGGTGGTACAGTATCAAGACCAGAAGTGATCAAGAAAGCTGTCGCTGATGGCATGCAAGGCAAAGAAAGCACACCTGCTGCACCTGTTAAGACAGAGACTGTTTACGAGATTGATAAATCTGTAAAAATACCTAATGCAGGAATCAGATCTATTGTCATATCATTGCCAGATGAAGATGTGCCTGAAAAAGAAATATTAGGCGTTCTTAAGAGTGCCATAAGTGAATATAATGACAAGCCTGGCATTGATCCAATTAAGATCAAGTCTTATGATTTGCTAGACCAACTAAAAGAAGCTGGTGTTATCAAAGAAAAGCAAGTGGAAAGGCAAGCTGCAGAAGGTGAAGGCTCTGGTGAAGTAGAGACAATGGATGAATACCCAGAGGCAGATGATGTTGGTTCTGTAGCAAGAGAGCTAGGATTTACCAGTAGAGGTCGCGGTGGAGACTCATTCGATAAGACAGCAATGTCTTATTAAGTAAAGAACGGGCTATTGAAATCAAACTGACTAACAGAAGTTAGTCCTTCGCGTGTTAATTGGTATATGTAACCTTCTTCCAAGGCCTCACTATTTTTAAATTTTGTACTGCTAAAGTCATTACTCAACAGGTTTGCAAAAAGCGTGCTGCCACATCTTGCTATATAAATGCGCAAATCAATTGAACTATAAATCCATAACCCAAAAGTACCTTCTAGCAAGCTCAGCCCCTTGGATAATGCATCTAAAGGATCTTTGCCTTCCTTACATAAACTATTAATAATGGCAGGAATAGTACTTGAGTCAACTGGATTTTTCCATTTTGGTAACATATTGATTTTAATTTCTTCAAAGTTTGTTAAAACACCGTTATGGGCCACAGTCCACCCTTCAGTATTAAAAGGGTGTGAAGTCGTTTTACTATATTCTCGTTTAGCAGATGTAGGTGCTTGTGTGTGGCCTAAAAAAGCGGTTGCCTTACTTTCTTTATCAATAATTTTCAATTGATCCTCCACAGTTTTTACTGCTGGTGATCCCTGCCATTTCATCACAGGTAAATCCCCATTCTCCAACACTACGCTAATGGATGTAGCAAAGGTACCTCTTTGCTTGTTTAATTCGTAAAGTGTTAAAAATCTTTCTCTGTCGTTAGAACCAAATATACCGCACATTCAATTATTATAGGTTTCGTAATTAATTAATCTACACTTATATTTGTCCCAGACGGCAGATAAATCTTGTTTGTATGGTATTGGGTCTATGTAACCGGCATTGGCAAATCCCTTTATTCTCAAAGCGCTGCTAGGTGAGTTTGCATCAGATAAATCATCACCTGAATAACATGTATATGTTTTACTAAACATTACAAACAGTCTCACACCCTCTCTTACGATATCCGCTTTGTCCATATTAATGAGTGGGGCCTCAATCGTTATTTTTGTTTCTCTATTCAAGGAAAGTACCCCATTGATTGTTGGTAAAAACTCAGGACTTGCATCCCAATACCCTGCTAAACTATCTATTTTAGTTGCACCATGGTAGACTGTTCCAGCACCTACAGCTTCGGCATATGAAGCAGCAATACTCAGGAATATCATATTTCTATTAGGCACATATGATTTTGGTTGAGCTTCCCCTGCCACTTCCCTTATATCTGGTGTCTCTATGTCATTGTTTGTAAGGCTACTTGTGGGCGCAAGCTTTCTGATAAAAGTAGTGTCTATTGTTTGCCATTCTTTAATTTTTAATCTATTGACATGGTATTCTGCCAGTTCAAGCTCTTTCTTGTGGCGTTGACCATAATCATAAGATAGCCCAAACACATTGTCCCTGCCAAACTTCTCCACAGCTTGGTGTAGAATAACGGTACTATCCATACCGCCAGAAATAGGAACAACTACTTTATTCTTTTTCACTCACCGGCTCACCAGATGCATTACCATACTTGTATGCAGCTTCTAGCTTTTTGTCTAACAAAGGAATAAGATCATCAAAGAACTTCTTATCCTTGGTGAAGTTCTTAGCATATCCAAGCTTAGTGCCATCGGGTTTAGTATAAGTAGCACCAGCTTGAATGATTAGACCGTGATTGACAGCCATCTCAAGCAAACCACTGTACCTGTCTAAACCAGTTAAATAGTTTAAATTGATACTAGCCTCAAGAAATGGAGGTACAAATCTATTTTTAACTGTTAATGCGCGCAAGGTCACACCGCTATAGTTCCTAGCTTCCGGTAGAATTGCCTCATCTTCATTCTCTTGTTTTTCGTTTTTCTTAGCAAGCTGTACAATGACACTGGCCATGTACAACGGACCGCTACCACCGCTTTGATTCTGTACTAAAGAGGGGTACAGTGCAGCTGGATCACTATATGTATGGTTAGTCATCAAGATTGGTACACCAGCACGGCCAGCTTTATACGTTAAAAGTCTAAGCATGCTCTTAAGCCCTTTAGCCCTGGTGCCCATGTCTGCAGCGCCTTTATCTTTTTCAGCATCTTGCACCTCTTTACTACCAGCGAGATTGCCTAAGCTATCCAGGCTAATAATAAACTTGCCTTGCAGATTATTCTCAACAATACTATCTAGGAATGTACTAATTTGATTCCGAGCATTCTCAATAGTGTATACTGGCACATACTTGGTTTTATCTGGATCTAAGCCTACTCCAGCAGTAGTATTTTTATCAATAGCGAACTCAGTATCAAAAATTACTGGTATGATACCTTTCTTCTGAGCAATACCTAATATCTTGTTAACTAAAAGGGTTTTACCAGTCTGAGAAGGGCCAGCAAAAATAACAATCCTTCCTTTAGGAATACCACCGTCCTTGAGCTTACCAGATATAATAGCATTTAATGCATAACACCCAGTATCATACCATGTATCAACATTACACAGAGCGTTCTCTGACAGGAATGTTGCTTCAGGGTTTAGAGCATCAAGAGTTTTAAACGCTTTAGAGAGAATTTCGCTTTGGTTCATTAGTCGTCAAATAACTTGATAACCGGTGCACTTTTACTATCAGCAGGCTTCGATGGTGCTGGGGCTGCAGTTACAATACGCGTGTATTGTTCCTCAATCCTTGTATCCAGAACAGCGTCACTAGTGACAATATTCTTACGGTTAAACGTAAAATTTACACCAGCATCGCGCTTGTCTGCGGCTACAAACTCTCTAAACAACAAAGGAATAAGCTGCACTTGCAGCTGCCCTGTTTGATTAGGGGTTACATGGAGTACAGCAGGATTTTTTACAACGAGATTGTCGCCTTTCTCTTCAACCTGCTCCCCAACAATTGCTTGACCGACATGATTTATAAACGAAATAATGTTACTCATATCATTAATATAATATATAGAAATTAGAAATCAACTCACTTTTATACTAAAAGTTCAAATAAATTACATTGAGTGACTTCACCTGGTTTGGTTAACACCCAACCAGCTGCATCATAAAACCGTTCAACAGAGCTAAAAATAATCTTATCAAACATTAATTCGTGATCTGGTTCAAATAGTTTTGTAAATTCATCTGGGTAATAATATTTGTAGGCTATGGCATTAATGCCATATTTGTTTGGTTGCTTCACGTAGAAATATCGAATTTTATCACCACTGCCAATTTTTTCATATTTGGATAGCTTCAACATGTCTAATAACAAGTTGTGATGGTATGCTGCTTTGACGTGCAAAGGCATTGATTTAACTGTTTTAAATTTATCGCATTTGACAGCATACTTTTCATATCCTTTCAAACCTGTTACAAAAGATATATCGGCTATAGAAAGCTTTTTAAATACCTCATATGTTTCCGATACTACCTCACTAGTTTTCTTTTGATTTTGTGTCAATAACATTGTCTCAACAATTTTCTTAGCTAATGGTTTGATAGGTGCAGGCATTGTTGTTCTAGCAATTTCAACACCAGTGTATTTAAATTTACTACATGCTATACCTTCTTGATCCAATAAGTGAAGTACATACCGCTTTTTTTGTAGAAAAATACCTACATCACACAAGGCCTCTCGCTTGAATGTTATTCTACTGTCCTTACTATTTAAATTGCTCTCACACCATACTTTTATTTCTTTATTGAGATAATCTTCGATATCTTGTATCAGCTTGTAATACTCTGGTGTTATCTTACCGTGCTCGTCATAGACTTTTAATCCAGTTTTCTCTACTAACAGCTTCAAGGAAATATAGGAGCTATCTGTATCGTTGTAGACTATTGGTGTGTCTTTGTCATTTAGCTCTTTGATTTGAGCATGCTCTCTTATAAAATCTGTTAAGATTTTATTACTTTGTTTGATGACAGCTTGACCGGTTAAGGTAATACTCCTAGCAAGATCATCATCTCCAAGAGGAAAAACCTTGTTGCCCAGAGCGCCGTATACTGAGTTAATAAAAATCTTTATCGTGTGTTGCTTGATGTTTAATCTTGATATCTCATCTTTTTTCTCCTGATACTCTGCAGAGTTTTTATCAAGGGTGCTCAGAGACTTCAATAGCTTTTTATGATCCTTACGTACTTGTACTCTGAGTTTATAGTATTGATCTACCATCTCCGGTATAATGCCTTTGTGTTTCTGACTGAAAAGTACTTTGGCTTTACTAATACTTAAATCTTCTTGCTTGACCAATTGTGCAAATTTAGTCATAGGAATAGTCACAGTCTTTCCATTTACTTCGCGAATAGTGACTTGATTGTTTTCCTGAGATTCTATAACCCCCATTTTTGTTTCCGGGGATATATTCAATGTGATCATCACCGAGGGATACAGACTGTTAGCATCAAAACTAGCAATATGCTCTTGAAATCCCCTCTTTGGCTCACTAACAAACGCACCCTCATTCTGCGTTCCATTGTCTTCGCCGCGTACAAATGTAGGGATCCGTTTATGTTTGTGCCGCGCCCTGATTGCACACGCCCCAATAATAACACTCATGCTACCCATGGCAGCTTCTAGTGTTGTGAGTCCAGTGTAACTCAACATTCTCAGTAGCTCAAAATACTGTAATTTTTCCTCTAGCCTAACGAGCAGTCTCACGTCCTGTACGTTATACTCTACAAACCTATTCCAATCAGTATCGGCCAATCCACTTAAATTTGTCTCACCATAATCTACTTTTGAATCG